GATTTCTTCGGAGGCTGGACGGCTGTGATTGGCCCATGCGTTGACACCACGCCTGCGAAGTCCAGCACCAGGCAATCGGCCTTCCCTGGTGCGATCCGAAGCCCTCTCCCGGCCTGCTGTAAATACAGACCTGGAGACATTGTTGGTCTAGCCATCACAAGCAAATCAATCGAAGGATGGTCAAATCCAGTTGACAAACAATTCACCTGGGTTACAGCCTGAATCCTTCCAGACCTAAAAGCCGATACGGCTTCTTCGCGTTCTTGTTTTGGCATGTCACCAGTTACGGCTACAGCCGTCACGCCTCTATTGTTCAACAGATCGGCAAGATGCCTTGCGTGATCAACTCCAGAACAAAAGAACATCCAACTTTTACGACCCGCGCCCCGTTGAATTACTTCTTCAATCATCCTTGTATTATTTTCTTCGGTGTCGACTGCTTTCTGTAGATCCGATTCAACATAATCTCCTCCCCGCTTCTTGACACCACTTGTGTCTAAAGTGAAGCTGGTAACCTTGCTGCGAAGTTTGCTCAAATACTTTTTGTAGACAAGTTCCTCAATGCTGACTGGCTCAATGATCGCATCGAAGATCGCAGGTTTATCAGTAATAAGCCCATGGCCCGTCCTAAAAGGACTTGCTGTAAAGCCAACGATTCTTGTTGCAGGATTGGCTTGTAAAAGATAGTTAATGATCTTCCTATAGCTGCCCTCGTCTTTATGAGATATGTCATGAGCTTCGTCAACTATACATATATCGACACTCCCAATTTGTTCTATCACATTTACGATTGAGAGCGGACCTCCAATTGTGATCGGTTCGCCAAGTTGTCTTTTGCCTGCGCTGGCACTGTAAATGCCCATAGGAGCACCAGGCCAAATCGCCCGTAACTTTTCCGCGTTCTGAGTCACCAACTCAATTGACCGAGTCAACATGAGGACTCTGGTTTCCGGCCATTCTGTTAAGGCATGGCGGCACAGTTCTGCGATAACGATGCTCTTTCCAGACCCTGTCGGCAAAGATACGCAAGGATGACCTTCGTTCTTACTCATCCAATCGTAAAGCATCGTCAATGCTTTTGACTGATACTCTCTCAGTTCTATTTTTGCCACGTTGTTCTTCATTCACAGGCCACTAACACTTTCATGCTGTGATCTCCATACCAGCCAACCGATGCAGCATCTTCAATTGCCTGCGTTTCTCACGACTTCTCTTACTTGACTCATATCGGGTCATGGTCTTCCGCTTTGCGTCCGGCTTATTGCCGAATGCATAGATCTTTATTTGATCTTTGCCTCGACAATCCTTCTCCCATGCGCAAATGTGAATGACGCCTACACGGTGCATATGGCGGGTGTAGTTGAGTACGGTAACGTAATGAAGGCCCGTTTCCTCGGCCAGCTCGCGGCATGAGTAGATCCCCTCCATCAGATACTTCATCAACTGGGCTATAGAGATGGCGCTCATCTTCACCATCTTTCGGCCCTTGTTGCACGGCACCTTTGGATTCGGATTCGTCATGATTCTTTCCCACCAATCTGCTGCAATGCTTGCTTAAGAATGTTTACGCTAATCTGACGCTGGAACCTCATGCCAGACTCAAAACCGGAGCTGAAGGCATCGGCCCTGATAGGGCCGGCAAACTTGTAAAGTTTCAGCATGTCTTCGTCTTGAAAGCCGCATTCCCAAGCGAGTTGAGATAGGTCTTGATCTTTCATGTGTTCTTCTCCTTGAGAGCGGCTTCGATGTACTCCGCTAGCGTTTGTGCAATAACAGGGTGCAAGTTTGACCTTATGCAAAATGCTTCGTGATCTTCAGCCGTCAGCCCTTGCCATTCACGCTTTGCAGCGCCCGACAAGACCGTGCGTATCTCTTGCGTGTATCGTTCAAGATTGTCGCGAGTCTGGTCTTGCTTGGCTTGCTCCTCCAGTGCAGCGCGGAGGGCGTCAATATGCGCGTCATACCAAGCAACACCTTCGGGGGCTTTAATCCTCTCCCGAGTTGTAACAAACAAACGGCTTCGTTCCAGAGCAAAGAGCGCCATCTCTGCCGCTTTACGTATTGTTGTCATTCTTTTGCCCCAAAAACACCGCGTGGGCGGTACTCATATAGAGACGCTCTAAGATTTCCGAGCGTTGTTGATCCACATATCAGACCGGCCAGCATCGGTTTCTTTTTTATAAGTTCGTCAATCGCCAGCCTGCACTCTCTTAAAAGCGCGGCTTGTTCTTCCATCAAGACACTGTTACCGGCTTCAATAGCGTCTTGCATTGTTGTTTCACGTAGTGTGGTCATGTGTTCCCCCTTGCTCGGATAGCGGTGGCGCACCACGTTGCCAGCACGTCCTCACCATCGTATTCGGTGTCTATATCCTCACAAACCTTCGCACACGCCTCGCGCTCGGCGGCTGCAACAAGAGCGGCGAAGCGTTCAAAAGCATCCGTAAAATTCCATAAGTCGGGATCAAGACCGGCATCCCGCGCCATTCTGATAATGTCGTCTCGGTTCATCTCAAGATCTCCTGTTTAAGCATGTCCAGTGCATCGTCAATATCCGAAGACAAGCACGAACTAGGCGCTTGATCCCAGTGCCACCAAACAACCTTGATGCCTGCCAATAGTTCTATAAGGGAAAGAATCTGTTCTTTAGTCATCTCACAATCTCCCTCTCCAAAACTCTGACAGCTTCATCTAGGTCGTCCAGCAGGTATTGAGGTATCTCCGGTGTGCGTGTCATGCCTAGAGCTTCCAGCGCAGACAGCAGGCGCATGATGCGCAAGAGTTCTTCTTTGGTCATTCTTTGTTATCTCCCAGTGCGGATAACAAATCCTCAATCGGTGCGACAGTCAGAGGCTGTGGCATGACTCGCTCATAGCGAACTTGATCAATCACAAGATCGGTTCCGTTTTGAAGGAGCCTTCCCATTTCCGCACAACTCGCTGTGTATCGCGTTGGTTCCGGGCCAGGTGGGCAAATCGTCAATTTATGATTCATCACTAACCCCCAACAGTTCAGCACTAGACACAACCCCAGGCCCAGGCTCACCGTTCACAACCTTGCGTCCGTCCACCAGATAGACCGCTCTCCAGCCGTTGCCATCACTACCGTCCAGTTTCCACGGAACTAGATCCGGGTGAACAACATGGGACGAGCATCCCGAACGCTGAAAATCTAGGGGTATGTCGTTGCCCCACTTCGCGCACTGCCAGACCCCGCTGGCAGCAGCCGTCGAATGGGCGCATGTCCGGCAGTTCACTTGCTTCGTGATCTTGGTTTTGTGACAAAACTCCCGGGCAGGACAAAACTTGCACTCCCACCAAGTTGGATCGGTGCTCAACGGTTCCGGCATACGATCGGCCTCGGAGATCCGCCGGCCACGATTCACAAGCCTTTCAGCCGCCACGTTGTCGTAATGGACCCGCTCTGTGTAGATCCTGTCATCGTCCTTGCAGACCGCTACGTACAAAGCCCGGTGGATGCCTGAGCCATGCATGTAAACCTGCATTTGTGCCCAATGCATCGGCTTTGACACTTGAACACCTTTTGCGGCCATTTCGTTAAACGACTTCAGGCTATGGGTTTTGAACTCGGCGATATGACGGGCCCGAGGAGCTTCTGGAACGCCAGAGTCAAGAACAGCATCAATAGATCCGCCCAAGTGCCCACCCAAGTTCACGCGAATCTGCTCATCGGGCGCATGAACATCAATGCCGATCAATCGCAGATCCTCGACAATAGTCTGCTCCTCTCGCTGTCCACGCCGGAACATTCGCAGGATTCGACCTGGAAACTTTTCAATCACAGCCCACCGGAACGACAACCACAACCAACGATCACACGGATGACCCAGCATTGATGCGCCCATGTGAGGACGGGGCAACTCTTGTTTTGCCTCATGTGCGGCATCTATTGCTTCAACGATGCGATCCGGTAGTAGAATCTCAGCCATATCACTTGTCTCCTTCCGTTGTTTCGGAAATTGAAGCCCTCTCTGCTCACAAGCATTGAGGGCTTTTTCTTTACTTCTTCGCCCAAGGGGGGGCGGCCTTAGGAGCTGGGTCAGGCTGAACAGCCAAGGCAGGCATAGGCAGATTGCTTGGAATGCTCGGCACTTGGCCGCCTTGCACCGCCTTGAATCCGCGAACCTCGTTCTGTTCCATCGACTTGTCATCCTCTTTGACAATCAACTTAATCATGAGATCTTTGCCGACGAACTGGTCAGTGTTAGAAACATTGCCAACACCGGTAGCTCGCATGAGTTCGCCCAACTGCTGACGACCGATTTGTTCAGTTTTGATGTTCGGATTACGAATGTTGATGTTGCCCCAGACCGTGCGCCCTTGGTGGGTCGGGCCGGTGATTGAGTAGCAAATATTGATGTACTCGCCAGTTCCCGCCTTGGTGGGCTTCACGTCAGCTTTTGAAATAGTGGCCGAGTACCAACCGGCTGGAAGAACGCCGTAGCCTTGAGATTGCGGGAGGTCGTTAATGTCGAAACTTTGTGATAGGAACCCCATGATTAGTCCTTTCTGCTGATGGAGTAAGACGGCCGGGCGGCCGTTGTCGTAATGGCGTCCAAAAGTGGGCCTGTGATCGATTCGTGCGCGGCTTTCCACGCAACGACGTTGATCTCTGGCTTCCATCTGAACAAGCTGCTCAAGTGTTCGGTCAAACCGGCTTCTTGAGCGAGTTCTTGTAGTTTATCGGCATTGACCTTTCGGTCAAGCCTGCCTGTAACTTTTATCTTGTAGTGCCCAACGTTCTCGGTTTTGGCTCCGTCCATGTCTTTCTGTAAAGCTAGGATCTTGGTGATTTGGTCTTCAATCCCCCGACGTTTTGCAATCACCTGAGTCTCGGCAGCTTTTATCTGCTCCCACTGCTCCGCAAGTTTTTCGAGCTCATTCATACGCATCTCTTTCGTTTGTCATCTGTCGTATCCGTGTCGCCAGTTGACGGGCCACGTGTTGACCGTCGCCCTGCCATGCGTCACAGACCCGGGCGCAATGCTCCTGAGTCGTCCTGGCAACACCGGCTCCAAACAGCACCGCAACATAATCAAGCGGCTCGTAATGTCGGTCCAGCGTCGCCCGCCACAGATCAAGAAGTTCGTGATTGTTCATCTCCCCCTCCGCCTTCAATTTTTCGGATGATTGCCCCAAGGTCAGGAGCCTCCCACATTTCAAGCCGACCGGATCGGTCTTTTGCCAGCCATATACCGTCACCATCACACATCAGTGCTCTCTGAGTGTTACCGTCGGCATCCCTTTCAACTCGGAGTGCTAACACCTCGTCGAAAAAGTAGGGCAATTGTTGGCCCGTTTTGTTGCCCGGCATCGAGGGGGAATACAGTATTCGAGCCATTTCATCCTGCGTTTTCTCCAGCTTGGCAGACATGTAGACGTGTCGCCCAGGCAGATCCCGGAAGGCTCTTATGATGTCGGCCATCTGTTCCTGCATCGCGCCGTAGGCTTGCCTCGGGTCTTTTGTGTTCTTCTTCTCGGTGTTGAGAACCACTTCAGCTATTTCAGATATTGAGTCCAGCGCAACTGACTGGAATGCTTTAGCTTCGTCAGACTCCGCCAGCCATGACCAGGCCTCGCGCAGGCTCGCCATGTCGCTTATCTCTATGTAGGGCACATCGGCCCCGGCGATTGAGAGAAGGCCACCCTCAGCCGATAGGACTACGGGATTGGGCAAAGTTGGTATCAGCGAGGTTTTGCCCGCGCCACTTTGTCCGTAGCACAAAATCTTCACTCCGCTTTCGCTAAAATTTTTGGTGCTTTTAAGATTGATTGCCATAGTGTTTCCTTAGAAAGGCGCAGGTGGCGCAGGTGGTAAAGGTTCCTGACGGAACGGGGTTTTAGGGGGCTTAGGAAGTGGCCTTCCCTTGTACGTGGGGAAAGGCCAGTTCGGGGGAGGGATGTCAATCATGTCTCCCCCTCGTGTCACTTGGAAGTGGTCTTGACGGAATAGACCGCCGTGGTGTTGGTGTGACGGGCCACCACGTCGGCAGTGATGCCGAGATCGGCGCAGAGTGCTTTCCAATCCGTCACAGATCGATTCGACTCAACAACAGTGCTGCGGAACAGCACGCCTTCGTGCACTCCGCCAGCCTCGCGCATGGCTTTCTTGATTGCATCGGCTTGCTTTTCAAGCACATCAATTTCAGCCAGCAATTGACCCAGTTGGTCGGCTTGGGTCAGGTTCAAGTCGTTGTTTTTCATGATGGTTTCCTTGGTTAAATCGAACCGTCGGCCTATTCCGTTCGTTCGATGTGTGGATATTAACTGTTTGATGTGTCCCAGTCAATACCCGAGTCTTTGCAATGGATATAAAGGTCGGCCATCTCACGGGCCTCGGCCAGATCTTCGCAAGTGCAGATGAAATTTCTTTTGCTTGGATAGTCAGACGACCACAGGACAACATAGTCTCCAACAGCGCACGCCCATACTTCGTGAAAGTTGCTTTCTGATAGCAATTGCATTGTCTTTTCCGTTTCTGTTGCCTTCGGACAGTCCGTTCGCAACGAGTTGACAATGTAACGCAATCAACCGCACAATGTCAACTCAACAACAAAGAGGAGCAACATGTCACAACACCTTCTTACACTAGAACAGATCCGAGCGGCATTGCAAGATCGGCGGATCACAACCGTCTCAGCGGCTACCGGCTTGCACGCCAACACTTTGCACCAAATCAAAAAAGGGAAAAGTGAGAATCCATCATTGCGCACCATCACGATCTTGTCCGATTATTTGATCCGCCAAACACAACCCATGGTGTCCTAAATCAGTGTTGTCTTGGTTGCGTCGTTGCCGTTTCATGTTATTCTTTCATGCCAACATGAAAGAAAGGGCGGAAGATGACAACGCAAGAGGCAATAGATTACTTTGGGGGGCGCAGGCAACTGGCAGAGATGCTAGGGGTCTGG